CTTCATTTGTGGTATCTTCTTCACCTGTAATTTTATACATATTCGGTATAACGATTTGTCCACCAACCATATTTTGTGTAAACCCTCTATCTTGTGGGTCTATATCAAATTCTAATATGTGTGGTTTTTTAGAATCAAACTTTATCAATCCCATATTGGCTTTACTGATTGGTGTGTATTCAATCATTTCACCCATTTCAACAAAATCATTTCTATATTCTCCACCTTTAATGTTTTCATCTAATTCTAAAATAAATTCTGTTCTATCTGGTGATGTTTCTACCAATGGATATTTGTATTCTTTAATAAACACTTCTTCTTGTAGTGATGTATCTTTATCTTCATCTCCACCTTTAAAAAATTTTATTTCGTTGTTGATAACTTTTCTTCGAACCTCACCATTAAAAATATTACCATCTCCGTCAACAAAGATAGTTCTTTCTCTACCGGCTAATCTTCTTAAAAACTTATAAACCACATCATACTCACCCTCACTAAATCCTAAATCTCTTAGATGTTGTCCAACATTAATGTCTATAAAGTCTCCGTCGTTTTCAAAACTAACTTCATTTAATCCTAAAACTTTTGTTACGATTAAGTTTCCGTCAGTATCGTAAACGTGCAACATCATAAAGTCATTTATTTGGTCTCTACCAAAACTACTATAAACTTTTGTAGGTGCGAATAAATTGTTTCGTTCTTGTTGTGTAAATGAATATTCTTGTGCCATTATGAGTCTTTACCTGGTGATTGGTCCACGATATATGGAAATCCTAATCGCAACCATATTCGTTGTCCTTGTGGTGTTCTATATAAATGATTTTCAATTAATTCATCATATTGAAAATCTCTTAAATCTTTTTTTACTTTACCAAATCGTTTACCACTTATACCTGCGGCTTTTCTTGATTTGTTTAATCTAAATTCTTCCCACCCTTGTGCATTACTTCCTTTACTTCTATTTTCATCAAAGAATTGTAATAATCTATTGTGTAATTTGTCTGTTGAAATCTCAGGTGTAAACTCCTCTGCAAAATACTCATTAACAAATTGAATTAAATAATCTCTTAATGTTAATGCAAACTCTACTTCTTTTGTATTAGTTGTGGTTGTGGTTGTATCTGTTTCGTCTGTTGCAATTGGTTGGAAGTAATATGTAAACTCATTGTCTATTTGACCTGTGAAAAAGAATTGTTTATTTTCTAAACGAACTTCTTCAAAATCTTCTTCTAATGAAATGCCAGGTGTCGCACTTTCAAATGAAACCAACACTCCGTCTTCATCTCGTAAAGGTGAATTAGCATCAATTGAAGCTGATACTTGTTGTTTATCTTTTAAATCATTTATTTCAGATTGATATTCACGAATATCACCATTTATAATGTTATTATATTTTTCAGATTTTTTTGCTGCTTCACTTGGTAAGTATGGCATTTGTTTACCTCACTACTCTAAATTCATAGTTATCATCATAGAAGTTAATTTCTTCATCAGTCGTTCCACTACCACTAACTACTTTAAGACAAAAACGATAATTCCTTTCGGCTTGTAATCCGTCCATTTGAACTCTAAAAAAGTTACCTGTTGTATCACAACTAACTCTTGAACCACTACCAAATGGAACAATAACTTCCTCAGTTTCTGCGTCTCTAATTTCATATTCGGTTGACGCACTTGGTAGATATTTTACATCTAATTCTGCCGGTGTTGTGGCGAAAGAAGTTGTTGGATATAATTCTCTACCAACAATTCTAAATTTTACTATTGACTTTTCTTTATATTCTGGTCTTAGATTTTTAAAATAAATTTTTAGTCTTTCTAAATCTGTCGCAGATAATGCTGATAAACTTCCTGAATTCCAAGAACTATCGTCCCATACTACTTCTAATTTAGGTGGATAGATTGTATGTGTTTCTCTTGAGAAATATTTTAGATTACCTAATCTTGTGCTATCTCCCTCTTGACCAGAGTCAAATCCAAAACTTGATGTAGCAGGATTATTACCATAAGAACCACTATCTTCTCTTTTGAGAATAAAGCCGTTGTTCGGGTATACTGAACTTGAATATATAAAGTTGTTAACCATATCTGAAACATCTGCTCTAATGTCTTTTCTATCAAATGAAATATCATATGAAGAACTAATACCATATTCTTGATTAGCATCAACACTTGCAGTAAACCAAGTTCCTCCGTCAGTCAATACTGAACCCGTTACCCAAGGTGTTTTAGCATCGTGGTCTCTATATTGATAACTAACTCCGTCTGATGTTACTGGGTCGTGGTCAAGTTTTCCTGTTCCTTGTTTCCAACTACCACTAACCATATAAATATGAATTGATTGTGATGCTTCAACTTCTTCTGATGTTGCGTCAAATAAATTTAAATAATACTTTGCGGTAGAAGGAATTTTTCCGTCCATAATGGATTGTGATATATAAGATAAATCAAAGTCAATCAATATTCTTGATACATTTCCTACCGTACCATTATTGTTTACAACTTTATTAATTTCTAATATTTCATCAAATCCTGTATTTATTGATGCGGTTGTTCCACCTGAATAAATTGTCGCATCTCTTTTTCCAAATTCAAAATAATGCATTACCTATCTCCCACTACTTTACCCTCAATATCACTATTAGGGAACTTCAATTCAAATATACTTGGGTCTAATGAAGGATATATAACTCCCTCTTGTGATGCGGTTCTTATATCATAAACATTACCACTATACCCATTTTGGACCGAGTGTTTGTTTTCAATCAATATTAAATCTTTGTTTGGATTGTTGACTTCTGGTGGAACTAATGATACAACTCCGTCCACTAATGAAATCTGATATGCTAAATCACTTAGAACAATCGGTTGATTTATTTGCCATTTGTCTGGTGCAAAAAAGTCTTTTACCACTTGTATTGATTTAAACAATACATCATTTTTATTATAACCTCTTTTCACAATAATATTAAACTTAGCACTAATGTTAATAACATATCCGTCTTTTATATTGATTGCGTCTGTCATTATTCTATATTGTGAAAGATATATTTTTAAATTTTGTTTTACCGCTCTATTCAATGCTACTAACTTTTTATTAACATCATAACCCAACAAATACATATTCAATGCTAATGGGTTTGGTTGTTTTGTAGCTGTTCTTGTATCGATAACTTGTCCGTCAATAACTTGTAATTGTCCGTCAGTTTCTAATTGTTCGTCTTGAACAATATATGCTTTTGCAATATTACCATATTTTTGTGGTAATGAATAAGCTCTTGTAATGTAGTCTGCTTTGGTTACTGCTCTATTTTGTGCATTAAAATATGCAGCAGCATTTTCTTTTATTTGTGTAAGAGTTTCTGATGATGAACCGCCAGATGCTGGTGATTCATTTACAATTTTAATACTTTCTTCTGCAGCAGTTTTCTTTGTAGCGTCTAACCCCTCAGTAGAAATGGTATAAATTTTTCTTGAAAAACTTATAATACTATTACTTGCTACATTATGTTCAACTGCTCCACCATAATTATACTCTACGGTCAATGTGGTATTGCTTGGTGCCAATCCAAATGTTTGTGTTTTTAAAAAATTACTTGGGTCAAATGACTCATCTAATCTTGATACACCTTGACCTAATGATGAACCAACATTATCAGGATTAGGAATAATTTCTTCATCTGCATTATCACTAATACCTGAACCAAATCTCAATTCCATTTTATTATCATCACGAATATAAGTTGTAAATCGTCTTGATGATTTTATTAATTTTAACAAGTAAGGTGTGTCTGTTTCAAACTCGCCTAAATCAGGGTCATTAAGAGTTGTGTTTTGTTCTGTTTCAAAAATTGTGTCTTGTGCTAAAAATGGAACTTCATAGTATTTGTTATTAGCACTATCCGTTACTGATACGATTTCTGTTACTTTCTCGTTTGATAAAACTATTTTGTCAAACTCCTTTGCATTATTAAAAGTAAATTCTTCTGATTCTCTTATACCGGATTGTCCTAATACCTTTTTAGTTAATCTAAATAATGTAGGAACATTACCTGAACCTGGGTCTAACAATTGAACTTCCATTCTGTCTAATGAACTTGACGCTTTAAAATTAACATCATCTAATAAAGTAAATTCTGTTCCATTGTCTGCAACTACGGTTGAGTTAGCACTTAATACACCTGCGTAATCTAAATCGGCTTGAAACTCTCCACCAACACTTTTAGCAGGGACTTCAACACTTACAGTTAATTGAACTGATGCTGGTGTTGCCAATTTAGGTTTGTATCCATAAGATTGTGCAATAGCTAAAACATTTTTTCTTTCTTCTGCAAATTGTAAAAGTGTTTCTCTAAATTGATTATCAACATAGTAATTTAATACATCGCCAACATACGATGCCATTTCAACAAACATCATACCTGGTGATGCTTCATTGAAATCATTGTATTGGTTTGGGAAATAGTTTTTCGCAAACTCAATTAAATTGTTTCTTATGTCTGTAAAATCTCTACCGAGATAATTTACTTCTTTACTAACTAACTTTTTATTTGTACCGTAATCTGGCATTTTTAATCTCCAATTCTAAAGTCAAAATTTAATACTTCAATAGCGTCAGGATTTAAAGGAACTGAAAACTCAATTGAAACATTAACTTGATTATCTTGTTGTTTAGTGAAAACATTTTCTATATTAATATATGCTAAAAATTTATCAACCGCTGAACGAATAGCTTCTTCTATTCTATTTGGAATATCCTCACCTTGTTCAAATACAATTGATTTTAATTGAGAGCCAAACTCTGGTTGAAATATTCTTTCACCTGGTGTTGTTAATAACAAGTTTTGTAAATTAGCTTTTGATTGTTCTAAGATAGTTTTTGTTTTATAGAAAAATCCCTCTGGACTATGGTCCAGTGGAAATCTTATTCCAACAT